CCCCAGTAGTGGAAAGCAGAAAGAGGGATACGAGCCTTCAACTCGCCTACCCCCTCGATTGGTTTAGCTGCGTTTGCGTGATTGAAGGCCGCAAACTGCTTTGCCTGTGTATAAGAAGCTGCCTCCTGCATCCTCCAGCCGGTGAGCAACTCACGCTCAACTTCCTTGCGGATGTTGGACGGAATTACGTCAGCGAACGACTGGATGATGTCAGACAAGGCTACTTCAGATTAGGCGCTGAAGTCGAACTTACCGAAGGCCAACGGATTGTAGACGCAGAGGCCGGCAACCGCTTCGATGAGACGAGCAGGGCCACCACCATTGTCTTGCAACTCCTTGACCTGTGCAACGTTACCACCGTAGCGCACTTCCAGCATATCAAACGGGATGATATAACCAGAGAAGTTGTTCTTAAGGAACAGCGACGGGTGCAGACGGATTTGACCGAAGTCACCTTGGAACACGTCAACCGAAGAAGCGTAGGTAGAGTCGTTGGACTCACGGTTCAGCGTACGGATGGTGTTATAGGCGTTCGTACCAGAAGCAGCTGTCGTGAACACCAGGTTCGTGAAAGCCCGCTTGAGGGTCGGGCCAACGATAGCGTCGTAATCCTTGAACTGACCAGTCTGGCTGTAGATGCCGGTGAGGACGTCCTGGACAACCGTTTCCGTGAGGGCAGCCGTACCGACAGTCGAAATCTGAGCAGCAGACAAGCAGAAAGCCGAAGCAGCAGCAGGGAGGTCAACGGTGTCGATATTGGCAGCAGCAACAAGCCACTTATCAAGACCACGGGTACGGTAGCCGACTGTGCCGTTATCAACCTGGGCGGTTTGATTAGCACACATTGCGGTTTCCATCTCACGCTTGATGAGGGTGATGGCCTTGGAGGTCTGGTTAGCCAGTTCCGACTTAACGCCAGCGATGACAGCAACGTCTTGGGTCAGCGGGGAGACACGAACAGCCTTACGGAAGATCTGAACACGATTGCTCAGTTCGACACGGTACTGTGTGCCACCATCGTTGGTGAAGTTGGAGACACCGGACGTGAGATCGACATCCGTGCCATCAACAATGGCGGTAGGAGCGGTAGTAGCAGGGAGACGGTCGGCTTGCCAGCGGAAGATGGTGTTGCCGGGCTGTGCGCCCTTCTTCGCCATCGACGTGAAGGGGGTATCCTTCGCATCGACCATAGCGATGAGGTTAGCAAGGTCTTCACGCTTACCAGCGTTGACGATGTCTTTTTCGAGTAATTTTGCCATGTTATATTATGGGGTAGGGGGGTGGGGGGGGGATTGGTTGGGCTTAAATGAAACCCTTAGATAGGAGTACTTTTGCTAAGTCTTCAGCATTTGTCGATTTGGCGAAACGACGTTCTGCCTCTACGTTTCTAACCTCATTAGGATTAGACTTTTTAGGAGCAACGGTTGGACGAATGGGCTGTACTGGTGCTTTGGTCATTGGCTTGGCCTTTTGGGCTGCTGCCGTAGACTCACGGGCCATAAAACCACGGACATAATCCCCAACAAAGAGCATGTAGTCTGGATGGTTCTTGAAGGCCGGGAAGTTCTTAATGACCTGTTGCGCTAGTTGATGTTCCTTTGCGCTGGGGTTTTTCCACCAAGGATAGTTTGCTTCAGCAATAGGACGGATACGATCTTCGGCTTCGATGCGAGCAATCTGCCGTGGCAGCTGTTCTTCGATAGCCTTGGTCGAGTTAACCATCATACGCTTAACATCATCCGGGCCAAAATAGGTTTCACCCATATTGAAGCCTTCGGGGTTTTCCATGCACTTGTAACGTAGCCAACGGGCTTGTTCGATTTCCTTGTCAACTGCGTCCTTCGATTTTAGCGAGGAGAAAGGATTATTTGCGTCTTTGACGCTAGTTTCTGCCTCCTCACCCGATTGACGTGACTCAGACATCGACTGTTTCAGAGCGTCTACCTCCTTGCGGAGATTAACGACTTCCTCTTCGGCTTGCTTTCGCTTTGCCGTCAATTTGTCGATACGCTTCTGAACTCCCTTGGACAGATTGCCGTCTGTCCCTTCTTCGTCTTGCGTTTCCTGTGAAAGAACTTCGCTTTCCTCGCCATCCTCGGCCTGGGGGACTTCTTCGGGTTCGGCTTCTTGCGCAGATGCCTCATCCTCGACCTCATCCTTGACCTCCGTTTGGACTTCGCCCTCTATCTCGGTTTCGGGCTGTACCGGCTGTTCTTCAACATCTGAGAACAGGGTGTTGCGGAGGATATCCGCAAGGGTTTCTTCGTTTAATGCCCCAGATGTGGGGGTGTTTGACTGGCCCGTAGTATTGTTTTTAGCCGTACTAAGATCGGCTTTTTGGTTTTCTGACATAGCAGGGATATGCTCCCAGGGGCATAGTGACTAACCGCAGTATATCCAGTAAGTCAAAGTAAGGAATACCCGCATACAAGTTCTGGCAACTTCTACCACGCTTCAAGAGCCGTACCGACCTTCACGGGCTTCCTTTTGAAGCGTAAGAAGCAAATCCTTGAAGTCTTTAAGGCTTTCTGCACGACCACAGGCATGAACACGTTTCTCTCCTTCAATGTTATAGGAAATCGCACGATCCACCTCGGCTTCAGCGCTTACATCCAAAAAAGCAATGACGGCATCAAAGACCTCGTTGCTCTCAAAGGTCAAAACCCGCTTATGCTCGTCAACGGTCTTAGCCATTAGGCTTGTCCCCCTTGAGCAAACTTGTCACCCACCGGGGTAACACCGATGCGACCAATTTGCTTATTCTGCTGCTGAGTTGAAGACATTTGGAGGTTTTGCATGTAGTTCTGGAGCAGGGCTTGGAACTGTTGGTCACCTTGGGCCGCTTGCTGGGCTTTGGGGTTCTTTTGGATGATATCTTGGACATATTGCAGCTTGGTAGGCGCAGCAGGGTCGTTTTCGACATACTGGGCTTCCATGCCTAAAAGCATTTTGGCGATGTCCGTCTGGACTTCGTTATACATCTTCTGAGAGGCCGAAGCCTGGGAGAGCAGGATGCTCTTGGCGGCTTGGGGGCTGATAGCCTCTACGATGCCCTTGATGAGGGCGTTACGGTCAACGATGCCACCCGTATCCATCGGGACAACGTACTGGTTGATGGCCTTGAGCTGCTCAAGGACGTAGTCGGTATCCAGTTCACGGACGTTGTAAGATACCGCAAAGTCATACGACCCAGCGATTTCCTGTGGAGACGTGACAATGGGAATTGAACAAACACGCTCGATTTCAGAGCCGTCCATGTATTGTAAAGATAGGCTGACCACTTGCTTGTAGATACGGCTCCAGCAGGAGAGCCAGTTATTCACGATGAACTGCTGGGTTGTCTGGGTCTTTACCGGAGGGATGCTCGCATGGTATAAACCAAAGTAGGCCGCGTTTCTGGCTTCGACACGATCAATAAGGTTGAAGGCGAGTGCTGGATTGCCAGTAGGCGGCGAAAGGAATGTGTAGTCATCTGGCGTGGTAACAGGCAGAAGACCACCCGGCTGGATGAGGTTCTGAGTACCAAGACGCTTCTTCACCTTGATAGGCGGGAGCGTTTCAAAAGCCGTACGGTCACGGATAGAGTCGTGCTGCGCCTTGATTTCCTGCTGATCGGTATAGGCTAGTTCTGGGATACCACGGGACTCGATGATGGAGCGACGCAGACGCTCACGACGGTACTCGATGAACGGGTACTCTCCGTGGGCGTAGTCGAGCATATCGTGCTTGGCGTACAGTTCAGCCCGGACTTGAGGGCAGAATACCGTGTAGTAAATGCAAGGCACACCGCTCTCGCTGATTTGACGGCTGTAGGCGTAGACGATCTCGATTAAGTGGTCGGCACGATGGATGGTATTCGTGACGTTGGTGGTCGTAGGGACGAGATTAGGGTCAGCGTACCAAGAGGACTTGCCAGCGCAGTTGACGGCCTCCTCAACAAACTCTTCAGACCAGTTATCCGTCTGGAGCATCTCACGGAGTTCTACCTCGGTCATAAAGACCCGACGGAAGATGATACGGGCATCCTGGAGGTCGAGCGTCTCCGGGGGAAGGCAGATTTCATCGAAAGGCTTAAGGGCAGCTACGGCTGGCTGGTTGGATACGGTATATTGCTCGTCGTAGGTCGATGTGCCGGACGTAAGCAGCTCATTGCAGATACGGACGGAGTCAGAGTCGGTGCAGTTAAACACGGTCTGAGCCATTCTCGTAGATAGGTCTGTAGCCCCGTTGTTGGACAAGGAGGTTAAGAAAATCTGGGCGAGTTCATCGCCATTGACGGCCTTGAGATTGAGTTCCTGGACGGTTACCGTGGTCTTGCGAATGCCAAGTTTCTTCTCCCAGCCAACGTGCGCCACAGCCCAACCGAACTGGTGGGTGTATTGGGCGAGTAACTCCGCTTCGTTGAGGAGGTTCGCCTTCATGCGGTTGTTGATGAGCCAGTCGGACAGGGTCTGGATCGAAGCGGCCTTGCTGGCATCATTAAACTCTGTGCCAGCGACACGCAGCTTGGCTAACTGCCAAGAAGACACTAAAAGGACTACAGTCTCATTGATGGTCTGGTCAACTAGACGGCAACGGACATCGGAAGCACCTTCAAACGGGAAGGCTTGGTCACCCTCGCTTAGATTGCGGCTATACTTCTTGCCATCGTCGGACTGACCTTCCCAGCGAGCCAGACGGATATCGTCATTGGAGTTAATGCGGGCGATGTTACCGCCATTGTACAAAGAACGCTGAAGTTCCTTGTTGAGGAACGTGATATCGGGCGTTTCCTCGTAAATTGCTAGTTTATCACGCTGGCTGTACTGATTTGTTGTCGGCATTGGGTTTTAAAGATGAGTTGGACTCGATGTATTGGAGAAGGGATGTTTTATGGAAGCGGTTCTGGCCCCCAGAAGTAGTATAACACCGGACAGAACCCATTTTACGCAATTTGTCCAATTCTCTGACATCGATGCCGGTCAGACGCTCTGCCATAGACCTGGAGAGCAACATTGGGTAATCGTTTGGGTTAGCCATTAGTACGATCCTCCACCTCGGCATCGGTAGGCATCAACGTCCTCTTGTTCGGGTTGCATGACTGCCAGATATCGTAAACAGTCAATCGGGTCTTTTGAAGCGCCTTTATCTCCATCGGCTCCAGTCCATTCACGGAGCGAATAGACGAGGTTCTCGCACTTCTTGGAGATATAGAGTTTAGGTTGGTTGATGGCAGACAGAGGCTGACTATTATCATGCGATAGCGCATCATTGATGATTGTAATGCCTTCTTCCAGCCTCAATCCAGCTGCCGGTGCAAAATACATAGGGTCTGGGTCTGTATCCAGAAGTTCGATAAGAGATGTGCCTTGTTCCTTGCCAGCAGCTTGAGTAGCGCCCGCACGTGGGTCGATGTACCGCTCTGAGAACTGTTCGCTGCCCTCTAGTTCACGGATAATCTCCTTGTACTCGTTGATGCCTCGACCACCGCCAGCCCGCTGGGCAGGGCCAGGCTTCCCGTCCATTTTAGAGTCTGGTAACGCCCATTCCCCATAGGATGCATCGGGCCACTCTCGGTAGATGTACCACCGGGTGTTCTCGCCAGTACCCACGGCACGGAGCCAGAGCATAAACCAATTTCTTGCACCGGCAGGGTCAACGACCATGAAGTTAGTCCCCTCCTTGGGGATCGCATCATCCTCAATCTCGTTCATGTCCCCATATCTAGGGAACTGCGCTCCTGCTAGGCCGTCAGCCCAGCCATAGGCTCGGATTTTCTTCTCGTAGGTGGTTTTCCCGTCCAACATCTTGCACAACTCGTCAAACGGGTTGTAAGGGTTGAACTGGGAGTGAAACCAGATGACACCAGCGTCCTTACCTCGGCTCTTTGCCCGATATGGCATCATTCCAGGCGCACAGCCGGGAACATGGATGTTTTTAGGGTCTAAAAGGGGCGCTGGCTTGGTTTCTAGTATCTTGCACCCCGAAATGTACTCCTTGACTACATTGGTATAGCCAGAAACGGGAGTAAACGTGTTAATGAGTCGGCCTCTGCGGGTAACGATACGATAACGTAGCGTTTCAACCCAATCCAAGGGGACAAGTTCGTCGCACCAGATAATATCGCACTCACCACCCTCGATAACTCGCTTTTCTTGGGCATAATTAAGAAAGTAACATTGGGATCCATTGGGAAAGATAAACGTACCGTCGGAGAAGCCGTTCTTCTGGGAGTACTGAACGTTAGTTACACGCCCCTTCTTGAGGGTCTTGAACTCTGGGGGGATATACTTCCAGATGATGTTCTGTTGCATCTCAATGGAAGACTTGGAGGTCGTGTGCAGACACCAAACACGGGCGTTCGGTGAATTGACCATAGCTGCCACTACTCGCTTTGCAGCCCATTCGGTCTTACCGGCACGGTTGCCACCTAGGACTAACAACTCCTGGTACTGCTTCAACAGGTCATCAGCGGCCTTCCAATGGAAAGGCTCGTAGCCATGACGATATGGGTCGGTCTTCTCCGCATGGATCTTCTCCTCACGGATACGGAGGATGTCGGCTAACTTCTCAGCGCCAAACTTCTCAGCCAAAACCTTCAACTCATCGGTCGAAGGCAGCTTTATAACTGGATGCGGGGTGAGTTTCACCAAGCCTTGCAAGACCAGTATCTCGGAGTAGTCTTGTCCTTAGCGGTGGCGCACTTATGCCGTGCATGGAAAGACTTCTTCCGGGCTGGGTTGCTCTTCTTGATCGTCATATTCGGGTCACCGAAGCGGACAATCTTGGTCTTATCACCAGACTTCACATAGACAGCCGACTTCTTCGGGCCGCCAGGTGTTCGGAACGGACGGTTAAGGGTGACTTTTCTGCCTTTGTAGTCTGCCATAGTGGTTTGGGTGTCCTTAAAAATATAATGGAAGCAATGTCACTCGCATCCAGTTCGTCCCATTCTTCGTCTTCTTCAGAGTTGAACGGGAACATTGCCGTTACATCCCGCCCTTGGATTTTCCGTAGCCCTTGAAACCAGCGCCACGGTTCTTGCCGTGCATCGACTTCTCAAAGCCTTCCATCTTGGAATGCCCAGACTTCTTGGCAGCTGGCTTATCTTTACTAATCGGCTTCTTAGACTTCATAATGCCATAAGTTTCCCTAATGCCATACATAAGTCAAGTCGTACAACCAAAGAACCCAGACAGGGAGTCGAACCCCGGCTAAGAGTACCAAAAACTCCTGTGCTGCCATTACACCATCTGGGTATAGTAAATGAGCCTTGAGCCAGACTTGAACTGGCAACCATCCGTTTACAAAACGGGCGCACTACCATTGTGCTATCAAGGCAGTAAACTTTCAAACCTCAAAACTGCTGGCCCCACCCGTCCCAGCCGCCATAGCCGAAATAGCCGCCCGGATAAACAACGACATCCGCTCATCATACAAACCATTGATGTCCTCATCCTCGTCGTAACATACCACCTTAAAGCTGCCGTTCTCGTCCTGCGCCACTAACATCCCCCTAGGGCTATAATTCTTAATACTCCCTATCGCCTCGCAGATCGCAGCAGTAAATTGCTCATCCTTAGCAATAGCCAGGATATCAGCCTTAACCTTAGCCTTCTTCTTTCTTGGGTTCTTCGCCATGCCAATAGAGTCCCTTAGCAGCCCCGCCAAGACGATAGTAATAACCATCCCCAGCATCCCCATTTGACTTCCCACATCCGCACTCCTTGAACTCCCCAGCCTTGAAACACTCCACCATCTCCCCGCACTCCAAGCACTCAAACCGCAACTTAACCACCCTCATTACCACTTACCCCCAAACCTAGGATGCTTCGCAGCTACCCATCGGTCAAAGTCCTTACGCAACGGAACCCGCATCCCCACCACAAAGTTCTTGCTGTCCCGTACCATCACGTTGATCGGCACTCGGTTGCGCCCACTCTCCAAAATACACGCAATAATACGACTGTTCCGGTACTTGCCAGATACCACCCCCACAAACTCCCGAACCTCCACAGCCGCCTCAACCTCCTTCACCAACTCCACCTCCAGGTTCATATCCTTCCTAATCCACTCCAACCCCTCGTCCGTCCACTTGACAGGCCATAGCTGCTTACGTGCGCTGTTAGCAATCCTAGCCCAATGCTTCCCCTCCAACGCCCTTTCCCGCAACCCCTTTAACTCAGCACGGCTCAACCCCAACAACCGGCTTAAATCACCTTCCTTATGCTTTAATTCCATATAATCACATCCAAACCCAATATCCCTTAAACTCAACCCAAACAATA